TACCAGTCTCTTTCTTGAATTTGAAGAAAGCTTCGACATCCTCTGGTAATTCAGGTGATGTCTCTCTTTGGGATAGCAACTCTTCTAGAGAGTTGATCTCCTTACCGTATCGGTTTTTAATATGTGAAAGAACGTCCTCCTCTTTTAATCCTTGCGGCTCTTCAACCTTTGTTTCCTCTGGTTTTGTTCCCTGTTGTTCCTGTTCGTGCTTCTTGAGCAATGCGCTCTCGATCTCTTGAACAGACTTTGACTCCACCTCTCCGAGGTCTCTTACTTTAAATTCAGCCATTTGATTTGATTTTATGCAAAGTTATTGATTTATTTTTTATCTAGGCGAGAACTCCGCGAGATCAAATCCGTCCAGACTATCCTCATTTGATTCGAAGCTTAGCGGTGGAAGGTTGTTTTTTCTCTGATCGATCAGCTTTGACTGTTGCGTATTCTGCTTGTCGATCCGCTTCGCCTTCTCTGTCTCCCTAGTGTCCTCTCGTTTCTGTATCTGCTCCTGAGCGGCTCCTTGTAGTTGCATCTGCATCTCAAATTCGCGCTCCATTAGCATCAGCTTGTACTTGGCCTCAGCGTCAAGTTTCTTGATCCCCATATCAGTCTTAACCTGCTCAAGCTGAGCCTTGGCCTGCATCTCCATCTGTATATTCTGCTGAGACGTCTGGGCCGCCATCTGCTGAACCTGCATCTGCGTCTGGGCCTGCATCTGTTGCATCTGCATTGCGTTCTGCTGATCTGACTCTTGCTTCTTCTTTCGTTTGAGCTTTAGTAATTGATTAGCTAACTTAATGTTGCGAACCTCTCTGATGTCGATGGCGTCCTCAAGGTTTATATTATCCCTTGAGAGGGCTGTTTGAATGTTTGCCTCAAGCTGTGCTTTTTCCTCTTCATCAGGGGACAGCTCGATAAATATTCCAAAGTCATGCAGGTGCAGGTCTTTTATTTGATTCAATGTGTTAACATTGTATTTTCCTATCTGATTCAAAAACTCCTCTCTAAAATCTGAGTATTCTAGTATGTCGGCTACCCTGTATGATAATGCCTCAGACAAGCGTCTCATAATAAATAAACTCGCCTCAAGTATGTGTCTCGTGGCGGTATTTGAATTTAGAGCCGCCAATTTTTGAACTCCAACCAATGCATCTGGGCTCGGCATAGATCCGTCCCTAGCTTCATTTAAACCCGTTACCGACCTTATCATATCTAGGTAATGGTTATAGTTTGATATCAACAACTGCATCTTTGATGCTCCCCCAGTTGATGATAGTGGTTGAATTGGCACCCTCGCATTGTTGAACTCCCCTTCCTGCGTGTAACTCCTTCCGATCACGCTACCCGTCTGGAAGTATAGTCTCAGCGCGTCTTCTGGATTGTACGCGGCCCCAGTTCCAAGGTCAACTTCATTCAGTCCATCTGCATCGATGAACACACCGTCTGGGACCATCCTAGATATTACCTGCTGCATCTTTAGGTGCGTCAGTTGAATCAGATCTACGAATGGGATAACCCTCCTACATAGCGACTCTATTGATCCCTTGTACATTCTTGGAGCACATGCAATGTAATTTGGAAGTGCTTTTTGGCTGGCCGACCTTGGGCGCACCATGTTTTTTGACATCTCCCACTTAAGAATAATATTCGTGCCCATGACCATTATGCCGTCATACCACACCTCAATTGTCTTACTCACCTTCTCAAACCCTCCCTCATCCATCATGTCTTGCGGAGGGTTGAACTCATCATCTTTTTCTATTACGCGCTCTCCACCTCCCTCAAGGGTTTTCTTTTTGTATACAAATGTCTTTGTTGTCTTGTAATTGAAGTATAAAAGGGTGCACGTGTCCTTGTAGAATAAGTCATTCTCGTGCATCTGTGACAGGTTGTACTGGGTCGCCCACTGACTACTTGACTTTGATATCAAGCTCATTTCTTCTGGAGTCAGATCTGGATCTATCTTGATCAGCTCGGTGAGCGCCATCGTCTTCACCTCTCCCCAATAGAAGCAATCCTTAAAATACGGGTCCTCCGTGTAGCTGTACACAACGTTTGCTGGGTCTACGTAATCAACAACAACCCCAGCGCCTTTTTGAAAGGAATGCTTAATTACCTCAATTCCGATAACCGTCTGATCGTATGCTAATCTCTTCCTAATGTCCTGATAACCGTTTGTGTCAAGTATGGTGTTAATAGCCACCTCTTCAGCTATTTCGATTGCTGGCTTGTACTTTAACTGCATATGAAGAGACAGCTCCTCATCGGTCTCTGGAATTTCGTCTGGATCGGTTGTAAACGGATTTATCCCAAAGTCCTCTTGAAATTTCAAGAGCATATCTTTATTTACCATCTGAGACTCAAGCCCTACCTGATACTTATTTCTACGATCAGATGACATGGCGTCTTGGGCGTACGCACTAACCTTGAACATCCTATCCGTCATCCCATTGACCACGATGTCAACAAACTTTGGGAGGATTGGCACTGGAGTCCAATCTAGATTTAGGTGCGAAAGGTCTCCATCAACGGCAAGTTCGTCCTTGTACTTTTGTACGGATTGCTCGCCTCTAGCGTATAGTCTCAACTTGTGGAACTGTCTCCACTGGTCATAGTACCTGCAGCCACCACCATCTTTTCTGAACCATTCGTATTGTATGCTTTGCCCCACAAGGAGGCCATACTCGAGACTTGACTTCTCTCTGTCTGTAGCAAATTGGTCGGGAAATCCCGTTGATGGGACGTTTATTGATACTTCCTTCATCTATCGCTTTAATTGACTGATCTTCCCGTCGTTAGTGTATCTTGCAAAGTTAACTGTTATTTTCGACTGCTGTGTCTGCGGGGTGTATAAGTGCCTCTGGTTGGCCATGATGGCCAGTCCAGAGCTTATTGACGCATCAAACTTGGTCCTGTTGTTTATATCAAATCTAGCCCAGTCCTCAAGTGTCCTTGTGAACGGCATTGAGCCCATCTCATCTGGATCTCTAAATGATCCGTCCATGTCGAGGCCGATGTACTTCTCGATGTACGACTCTATGGCCGATGCATGGGCCTGCTTCACGTCTTCGCTCGAGTTCGGTAACCCACCAAGCTCCAGCTCAGTCTTCGATAGTTTTGACACGTGCTTGTCTGGCCTGTTCATCGAGTAACCCCTGTAACCCCTGTTTTTAAGGTGATATAGCAACCTCGGCTTATTATTCTCCACGAGTATTGGCATCCCATAGAACACAATGGCCATCAGGACCTCCTCAAAGAATATCTCAGCTGTCTGTGGCCTAGCCACGTACTGTAGGAAGAACTCGTTGACTGGCCCATTATCCATGTGCATCTTTGTCAAACCGTGTAGGGCTCCATTTGACCCGCCTCCGCCAACGGTTCCAGAGATGTCGTACGAGTCGCACCCGAACGATCCGACATGTTCATTCGCTGGGAACTTTCTACCTCCCCTCATCTCGATCTTGTTCTGCATACTCGCTGGTGGTAGCCAAGATACTAGGAACCTTCCGTTTCTATCTGGCGACCATATTACCTTGGTGTCCTTTATTCCATTCTCCCAGTGGAACCCCCCTCTGGTGAGGTGGTGCTCCTTGATCATGTTGTCGTTGTAGTCTATCTGCTGATAGATCTTCGTCAGGTTGAATATAGACTCCTTGCTCTCGTCTCTGAATGCATGCGACTCGGTACGTGGATACTGTCTGTAGAACTCGTTAAGGTCATCTGGGTCGCTCTTCTTTGAGTCCACCTCATTCTCCCAGTAATCAATGGCGCCTATGCGTATGAGTTCCCCATCTATGCCCATGACAGGCTTCTTAGGGGTTCTCAGGACTGGCATGCCATACCTGTCTATGAAGCCCTCCATGTTGTGCTCCATAGGTATAAACAGAGCGTACAGACCACTCTCCGTCTGACCGTTGGCGTTCCTCTTCAGTGGATCTGATCCGTTGTAGATCTTCTTGAAGTTTGCACCGCCCTTTGCGAGTGCATTACAGGTCGATCCCATCATGCACTTGCCAATGATCTTCCGACCAAGTCTAAGGCAGGTCTTTGTTACGCGCCAGTTGTTCAGGATGTTATCTGGTGGGAGCCATTTTCCTGATTCATCATGTACCAGTAGTAATAATTTCTCTCCGTCATAGCTATTGTCCGCAGTATTCTTCCAGTCGATCGTCGTCTCTAGTCCCTCAAGCGTCTCCTTATTCAGGGAGTTCATGCTGTTCTTGGTGATCTTCGACGCTGGAACTCGGTACGAAAGCTCCGTCTTCGGTTTGTCCATACCGTCCATGATCGGCTTAAAGAAGAACGGGTAGTTGCTGTTTATAGGTACCACCTTGTCAGTGAACATCTTCTTAGCATCCGCTCCAGTCTTGGATAGTATTCCGATACGTCTCTTCTTGGCCAGCGTCCCTTTGTTCGTTGCCTCTGACGAAGCCATGAATGAGAATCCAGATCTACGGATCTTGAGGTACGATTGCCCGAAAGATCTATCATCCGCACAACACGCCTCCCAGTGTATGTATAATATCCTGTTAGCCTCCCTGAAATCTGGCAGGCCGACATCTATCTTTGACCACGTCAGGTACGTGTAGTGTGAGCCTGTTATGTAGGTTGCGATCCCATTGTTCATGAACCAGTCGCCTAGCTCTCTCTTATCGAATTTGTCTTCTATGTACGGGGACCACTTATCCTTAAAGTCGGTCGGCATGTCCTCCCATTGGAAGATGGTCTGGATGCGCTCTAGTTCCCTAGGATACTCCGCTACCTCCCAGTACTGATCCTCCCACTTCTTCGCCCTCGCGTGTATTGATGGTGGTTGA